AGTATGATATTATGAAAAATCAGACACAAGAAGAAATTACAGCATCAATTAGAGAGAGGTTTATTATCGTTTATAGTTGTCGGAAGATGCTCTATCTAAAAGACAATGGATTCAGATATCTTTTCAAATGCTTCAATGAAAATAGTCACTGTAACTTTTGGGTATTTGATGCAACACCTGACATTAGAGAAGTATTAGCAGTATATAAAAGACCAGATCAAGAATAATCCATGTCCGCAGATTTCTGCGGATATGAAGCAGAAAGACCAATGGTCGTACTGAAAAAAATTACCGAATAATACGGTAATAAAACACATGGGGTACGGTGAATAGCCGTATCCCTTTTATATTATAAAGGAGAAAAATCAAATGAACGTTAAATGTATGTACTATGAAAAGCAATATAACAGCAAACCAGATTCAAATGAAACTAAGAAGATTCAAAAACTATTACATAAAACTGAAATTGATATTAAAGAATTGGCTTTTGGATTAAGTCATGGAGCAACATTCAAACCTGCTTTATTGAATGGTACAAAGTCGATAGATTGGACACAGCAACAATTATTTGCTTTGGACTTCGATCATAATACGACTATTCAGAAAGAGTTAGATAGGTGCAAGGAATACAATATATTACCTTGCTTTGGCTATACTTCGTTTAGTCATACAGAGCAGGAACATCATTTCAGATTAATATTTTGTACTGATAAAGTTATTACAGACAGACAACAGCGTGATAATTTGCAGAAAACACTAATTGCAATATTTCATTCTGATAAAGTCACTTATGATTGTACACGTTTATTTTATGGTGGAAAGTCACTAATTTGTGATTCCTATGATAATAGGATTAATGCAAAACAGGTTATTGATAAGTATTATAAGGAAGTGCCATTGTTAAAATCTGATAAGTCGATTGAACCTAAAACTTGTAAAAAAAAACTAAAGATATATTCCAATACAGAAACAATCAATAGAAATATTGAAGCGATTAAGCATTTAGATGTAGATATGATGCGGGATATACTGAAAGGTGATACTAATAAAGAAGATACCTTATTATCAGTATCAACATCCAGTTATGATTCAATGATTGAAGTACATAGTAAGGCAGACCTATATAAATTTATCAATTCTATTGACTTATCAGAATATTTAGGTATTGACGGATATGTAAATTGTATTTTTCCTGAACATAAAGATAATAGTCCGAGCGCACATATTTATACTACTGATGATGGAATACAGGTATATAAATGTTTTGGTTGTGGTAAGTGCAGAACAATTACAGGTATTACAGAGGAATTAGCAGGATGCCGCAGAAGTGAAGCCATTGAATTTATTAAATCAGTTTATGGCATAACCCTTTATGAATCGGACTGGACTAAGAAATGGAAACAGATTTTTATTGATAGTGCAAACTATCTTGATTCAGAAGAATTTGATTTACAATTTCCAACACTGTCCAAACTCATTAAAACCAGAAAAATTCATATTCAAAAAATGTTGGTACATTTCACACAGTATATTAGCGAAGATATGAAAGTTAATAATGAACCGTTTTTCTTTGCTTCATATAATAAACTAATGGAAATATGTGAAATACATAATAAGAATCAAATGTCACAGTCATTAACTTTGTTTGCTTTACTTAATATGATTAAGAAATTACCACCTGAAACAATTCCAGAAAAAGAATTGAATAAGGCAAAACATATTGCCGCTAAATATGGATTCAAAAAACTTACAGGATTTTATTCTTTTAATGAATATGGCGTAAATCAGTTTGAAGATAGTGAAAAAGTTGCTAAAACGTTAAAAGAGAATCACATATCGCTTAAAGGATTGTCCCGTGAATATGTACTTAGAACATTTCCTGTTAATATTTCCAATAGAGTATATCCCCAATATAGATTTGAAAACAGTAAAGGAACTTCTCAAAAGTCGGATAATGCTACCTTAAAATTGATAAACAAACTTTGCAATATTATCAATGAAAAAGGTTATTGCCTTGAATCTGATATTAGAGGTAAAGGCCAGACAGAATTACAATGGAAACGGAGTATTCAACAAATACTTAATGTTGGCAAATTCCAAAAGGTAAGGGCTAATAAGTTAAATAAACAGAAATATAATCTACCAAATGACATTGCAGGACAGAGTACAGTCATTGTAAATAGATAGGTTTCAAAAAAGGTGATACTGATAGTAAGGTATCTTCTTTTTATCAGTATCACCTTTTTCCGTTATATTGAAATTCAAATTATGAAAGGAAGTATTATTATGAATAAAGAATTAAACAATGCTATTGAAAACAATGAAAAGGTTTATGCGGAGAACAAGAAAGCAACAAATACAGATATTAAAACAATAGATGATGTAATTGCCGCTATGAATGAGATTAACGAAAAGTATGATGCTCCTATTACAAATATAAAAACGATGGATGATGTAAAGAAATGTATGGAGCAGATAAAAAATCAGCATTAAATATTTATTGATGTATTAAGATTTTTTTTGATTTAGAGCATATAACAGAGATTTGTAATCCTCTTATAAGGATGAATATGAGATATTATTTTGAAATAGAAAAGAAGTGATATAATGCCGAGAAGTAAAAAGAGTATTGTTAAAACAGATGGATTTGGAGTGGGTAAATCGACTTCACAGGAAGAAAGCATACTTAAACATTTACAACACATGGTAAAAACAGAGACAAAAGTATATTACATACTTTGGAAATATGCTCCTGAACTATTACCCCAACAGTTTAAGACATTCGATGATTTGAAAAATAATTATAAGTGCTTTACAAAAGGTGTTATAGAAAAGACAGCGGAGAACTGGTTAATGGAAGAGAATGTTCAAACCGCTGTAAAATGGTTATTGCAACGTGAACATCAAAAGAAAATGATTGAACTATATAATATTTATTATGACAAGGCAAAAACAGATACAAACGCTTTCAAGGCATTTGTTGACTTTTCTAATCAATTCTTTGCAGATGATAAAAAGAATGGTATTTTGGAAATCGTACAGGGATTAAGTGATAAGGATTTAGAAGAAGATTCATAAGATTAATTTTCTAAGTAATTTATTATATTTTAAACATTATACAGGCGATATTAGGTATAGGGAGTATAAGTTTACCCCTGACTTAATACCGCCTTATTTATTGCTATTTATAAATGAAATGGGGTGAATTATGACAACAAAAGAAAAACTGACAAAATTATTAACGAACCCTTTACTTTTCATGCAGAACCTTATGAGGGTAGTTAATAAAGATGGGGAATTGGTGAAATTCAAATTAAACCCTGAACAGAAATATTTGCTAAAGAATTTGACGAAATACAATATTGTGCTGAAAAGCAGACAGCTAGGAATCAGTACATTATCAGTTGCACTTTCTCTCTATATAGCAACTACAAAACCGCACAGCACTTGCCTATTGATGTCATACAGTATTCAATCTGCTACAGAAATTTTTAATAAGTTAAAACAACTTTATAATGAAATGGCAGATCCTATTAAAGTTCCTATCTTTAATAACAACAAAAAAGAATTGAGTTTTACAAACGGAAGTCATATTATCTGTACTACCTGCGGTAATAAAGATGTATGCAGGGGAGCAACGATTAATTTTGCACATATTAGTGAAGTGGCGTTTTGTAAAGATACAATTCAACAACAGCTAATTGCGATTGAACAGGCATTAACACCGCATGGCATTATTATCCTTGAATCTACTGCTAATGGTATGAATTACTTTCAAGAGATATGGGGTAAGGCAGAGCGCGGAGAAAGTATGTATAAACCTTTTTTCTTTTCATGGATTGACGATAAGATCATGTTCAAAGAAGAATACAAGGAATTCTGTGATAGATACATACAATTACACGGCTCTTTGCCAACGGATAAACAATTCACGTCTGAAGAAAAGATGCTTATGAGTAAAGGTGCTTCACTTAAACAGATTGTTTGGCGCAGAATGAAAATAGCCAATACATCTGAAAAAGCATTTAAACAGGAATTTCCTTCTGAACCTTTGGAAGCGTTTATTTCAACAGGCAATAATATATTTGATGCCGAAGAAATTCACACTAATTTGATAGGAATTAATAATTTCAAGGCAATCAATAAGAATTTACTTCCTAAAAATTTTCCTGTTTCTTTGAAATCATGGTTAAACAATGGATTGACTATTTGGAATTTACCTAAAATAGGGCAGAGGTATTATATTGGTGTCGATACGAGTGAAGGGATCGGAAAAGATTATAGTGCCTTTGAAATTCTTAATGCGAATTGTGAACAGTGTGCGGAATTTAAGAGCAATAATATTAAACCATATGCCTATGCTAAAATTTTGCGTGAAATAGGTGTTTTTTATAATAACGCTAATATGGTAATTGAAAAAATGAGCGCAGGACATACAGTTGTCGATAAACTTTATAATGAATATCATTACAGAAATATGTATTCCTATTTGGAATATGATGCAAGAAGTCAATGTATGTTGCCGAAAGTTGGGTGGGTAACGAACCCAAAAACAAAACCTATGCTTGTGAATGACTTTGTAGAAATGTTTGAAACAAAGCAGATGATTATAAAGAGCAAGGATTTATTACAGGAAATGAAAGTGTTTGAATTCACCAATGATGGCAAGATGGGAGCAATTATCGGTTCTCATGATGATCTTGTAATGAGTATGGGTATGGCTATTCAAGGGGTGAAGTGTGGAATTAATTATAAGTAAGGAGTGATAGCATGGTAGATATTACAAAACCATTTTGGTTTCAAGATGTTCCGCAGGAAATAGAACATCAAAAACGAATTGGCAACGTTTTAGATATAAAAGAATATTTTTTGAGATTACATAAGATTTTACAAAGACCCGATTTTAAATTCAAGGGAGAAACTTATACTACTGCTAAAATTGTGCTACAGACACTAAAGAGCATTATTAATTTTCATGCGAGTTATGTATTGGGAAATCCTATCTCTATCACAGGAGAGCAAAACCTTGTCAAGGAATTCAATAGAATCTATAAAAAGGGAAGATACAATACAGCAGATTATCAGATCGGGCAGGATTTAGCGAAATATGGAAATGCTTTTGAATATGATTATCTTGATAGTGGTGTGGTAAAATGTCATATCATTTCAAATGAAAGCGCTTATCCTGTTTATGATGATTCAGAAAATTATATTGCTTTCGTTGAATATTGGAAAGATGCTGACGAAGGCACGGAACATTATTATGTGTATTATCCTGACAAAGTGCAGATTTGGAAGAACAATGTAATGGAATCTGAAAGACCAAACCTAACAGGACTTCCGATTCATTATGCTTCACTTGATAAAACGGAATACAATTTCTTTGGCGATTCTCCTATGAACGACTTAATTCCTATTATGGATAGAATTGAAAAATTGCTTTCTAAAATGGATGATAGCATTACTACATTATCTTTAAATCCTATCGGGGTGTGTGCAGGACGTACTACAGATGCAAGTGTAAGTAAAGATATGTGCGGAGAAATGCTCGTCTTTGAAGCAGGTGGAAATTTCCAGTATGCTACTGCTACATTGGATTATAACAGTATTAAATTGGAACTGGATAATCTGATTCAACAGCTTTATACAATCGCCTGTGTGCCAAGTGCAGTAATAGGACAAAGTAATATTGCTAATGTATCTGAAATCAGTTTGAAATTGCTTTTTAGTCAGAGTGATAATAAGGCAAAGAAAATGACTAAGGTATTGAAGGATGGATTTTATCAGAGATTTATTTACTTTAGACAATTACTTGCTTTACAGAATAAAACATTCTCTGATGATGATTTTGATGAACTGGATATTACATTCAATTACAATAGACCGATTGATACACAATCCATGATGAATGAATTAAAAACACAGTATGATATGGGCGCTATCAGTAAGCAAACAGTCATTGACCTTAGTCCTTATACTACTAATACAGCATTGGAATTACAGAGATTAAATGATAGCAATGAAGATAAAGATGAAGTCCCAATTCAGGATGATAATAAGTAAGAAATAATTTTGTTGACTTGAGAACACATACATCATAATCTGATACAATAATTACTACAAAAAATTGTATATCATTGTTTAACACTTGATAATTTGCCTTTGATTATGTTATAATTATCGAGTTAAGGGAAAAGTGCCTTAACAAATAATGATATATATACTAATATAGAGTTTGTACTTTTATAAAGGAATGTAGGGCTGATGCAGATTGTTATTCTTAACCCTCATGATGTTCAAAATGTATGGCATAACTGGGAAAGTTCCGATGTTAGTGACGAAGAATAAATAGCAAGCGACTTTCAAGAGTTATTAAGAATCATTATCAAGTTGAATGATGGAATCAAACAGCCGATAATGCCATATACAATAATGACTCTTTGAGTATCCTATATTTGGTTTGTATGGCGATATAAACCCTCTTAGTATGTGTATCAGCATATTAGGAGGGCTATTTTTATGCTCTTAGATGACAGCGTAAAGGAATTCCTATTCGAGTGCCAAATAAGGCAGTACACAAAGAAAACCGTAAAGGGCTACAGAAACGGTTTGGAATTCTTTGTAAATTATCTGAAACAGGTTCATCAATTGACAGACATTGAACAAGTCAAGGAATATCACTTGAAAGCGTTCTTTGCCTATCAGGTCAAGCGCAAGCGAAAAGAAACCTATCTCAATGGACTCATAAAGGTATTTCGTGCTTTCTGGAAATATCTTATTGAGGAAAATTATGTGTCTGATAATCCAGTGCTAAAAGTGAGTTGGATGCGTGAACAAAAAGTCATTATCAAGACATTTACTGATGCAGAAGTAAAGCGTATGTTGAATGTGTATCCTGAAACAGAGTATATGAATATGAGAAACAAAGCAATTATGGCTATGCTTTTTGATACTGGAATTAGATGCTTTGAATTATGTTGTTTGCCGACTGATGCTATAAAAGACAATTACATCACAATTTATGGCAAAGGCAAAAAAGAAAGACAAGTCGGTAAATCACCTTATCTGTCTAAAATCCTTATGAAATATGAGCGTACTAAGAAATATTACTTTGAATTCAAAAATGTAAAATATAATAACTACTTTTTATCAAGGACAGGCAGACCATTGACAGTTGAAGCCGTTGAACGTATTGTAAAAATTGCAGGGAATAAGGCAAAGGTATCGGATACTATAAGGTGCAGTCCACATACTTGCCGACATTGGTTTGCACAGGCACAATTAAGAAATGGGATTGATGTGTATTCCCTTAGTAGATTGATGGGGCATGAGAATATCAAAATAACTCAACGCTATCTTGAAGGATTAAGAGATAGTCAAATTGTAGGTGAATCTATTAAGACCAGTCCGTTAATGAATTTGTAATCGTTTGTGAGCTTGTTAGAGCGTGTTTTATTGTATGGTAGTGTAAGTTTAACTATTAAGAATGTATCGCTTTGTGAGAGCGTAAAGACAAGATAATGTAATCTTGTGAAACATTCTGTGAAACATTCTGTGAAACATTCTGTGAAACATTAATTAAAATACCTTGAATTAGAATACTATTTGTATTACTTACGGTAAGAGAAGTGTACAGATGGTATTCTTTTTTATTGTAATGTATACTAAATTAGTATAGTTTATATGATGTGAATATGAACAGTATATATAGGTGTCAAGACAGTGTAAACTAATTGTTACAATTTTGTAACTATTTGAGCTATAAATGTTGTGCTGTTCTTGGTTTTCTGTTCTTGGTTTTTGAAAGTAAAGAAAACAATAACATCTGTCAGAAATCGGACAAAACTATTCCAAGGCATAAAAAAATAGTTGTATCAACGAATCAATGCAACTATACATTTATACATATTTAATTCATTTATTATACATTGTCTATATAATGGTAATATACTACCCGATAATCAATGGTTAGCAGTATTGAATTATACAAAATGATTCTTTTGTATAAGTGAGATTGTATATTATAAACAGATAAAAGAAATTTATAATGAATAAAATTGTGCAATGTGATACATTCAATTTGACATATACAATATCTTGTAATGAATAGGTGATTTTACATTGAATCCGGTAAGATATTATACATAATGACAAGATAAAACCGTAATTTGATCAGGTGATAGAAATTGCAATATACACTATTTATACATAATAATGTAGGAAGGTAGTAAGGCAATAGTATTGTATCACATTATAGTTAGGGGAGGGTATTAGTAATATTGTACAGTATAATTGACATGTTATTGTACATATTAAACAAATATAACAGACCCCTTTTCCAAAAACAGACCTATAGCTAATACACTTTTTTTCTGCCAAAAAAATTTTACAAATATTATTATTCAAGTTACATAAAGATTATTCTGCATTTGGTAAAACATATACCCATTTGTGTTAGGTTAGTGCCATTGGAACTATGCTGATTATTACAGACACTTTTATTTTACCTATGAAAATTATACTACTTAACCATAAACAACGCTCTATGACGTCCAGAACATTATACTACTATATAAATTCAACCTATGATGATGGTGGGTCTAATTTGACCCTCCCTATGTTTTATATAGAGGGGAACGAAATTTAACCCCACCTTGAAATTTCAAGAATCCTCACTTATATCAATTTTATTATAAAATACAAATGATTCTCGCTTAAACTTCTTAGTGGTATAATTACTCTACCTAACCATAAAAACTGAAAATAGCATTGAATTTATAAATAAATTACTTATAAAAACACCTATAGAAAGGACTGATAGAATGGCAAGCACAATAACAGTATTAGATCGTTTAAAAATAGAACTCAATAACAAGGATTATTATTCGGACGATACTTATTCTATGTATCTGGATGAAAACGGACTTTATTCAAATGCTTTTTTTGATAAAGCAACAATGAAGAAACAACTATATCAGACCGTATACGATATATTGGATTCCCTTGCTAACAATATTGATTTATTCCGCTCTGTAGTCACTGAATTTAGTACCACAAGTGAAGCGTATAAATACCTTCAAGCACGTTTGAATGATATTCAAGCGAAGATACTTTCCATTCCAGATGATACAGCAGAAGAAGAATCTAATATCCATTTATTATTCCATGATTAAAAGAGGTGATATAAATGTATGATACACTTTTTACTGCTTTTATGGACACGCTTAATAGGGAAGGAAAATCTATAAACGACTATCAAAATAACACGCCATATAATGTAATATTTCGCAAGAATAAAGATACAAATTCTTTTCAAGACCGTGTTACAATTTTTTATCCGGTACTATCAGATATTCATGCAGGACAACTACTGTCTTATAGTAATAAAATTTATCTTGTAATCAATCAGGAAACAGCCGAAAACGGAATATATTATAAATCGGATTTACTAAAAACAAATGCAGTAATTCATACAATAATTAATTCAAAGGAAATTAATATGCCTGTCTATGCTTATGATATTGCAGATGGTTTAGCACAGTCAAACAATGTAATTTCTCTTGTCAACGGCAATATCCACATTATAGCAGAACCGAATTCAACTATAAAATCGTTAAGTATTGATAATGAATTTGATGCAGTCGGCAGACACTGGAAGATAGACAATATCATTTCAAAAGATAATGTAATTCATTTGTATTGTGAAGTTTGGGCAACAACATCTCATACATATACGGTTACTATTACTGCAAATGATTCATATCACAGGGGAGAATCCGCACAATTAACGGCAGTTGCAAAACAGGATGATACCATAGTCAATAATATTTCCTTTATCTGGACTTCTTCTGATACGTCATTGGCAACAGTTGATAATACCGGACTTGTTAATTTTCTTGCAGATGGTAATGTAACAATAACGGCAACATGGACAAGTCAGAATGTAAGCGGAACAAAAGCGATTACAATCACTGAACCTGATTCTTATTCACTTTCTATTACTGCCAATGATTCCTACACAACAGCAGATACACCTACATTAACAGCCAATGCACAAAAGAATGGTACAACAGATTCTACAGCTACTATTACATGGAATTCGTCCGACATAAGTATTGCAACGATTGACAGCACAGGTAAGGTAACATTCTTAAAAGCAGGAAATGTCACCTTTACTGCCACATGGACACAACAGAATGTAACCGCTACAAAGTCAATTACTGTAACACAGGCCGCTAGTGGTACTTGTGTTGTTAAAGCCAATAATGGTAATACAATAAGTACAGTTCAAACAATACACTATGGATATGGTTCAACTTATTACTATAATGCAGTATTTCAAGACGGTTCTGGCAATGAAGTTACAGGAGTAACTCCAGCATGGACATTAACTAATTTAAGCGGAATAACAACATCTGATATTACCATGTCTAATGTTACTGATTATCCATTAAGAATAGGAATATCATTAAAAAATAGTAGTAGTATTGCAGGAGCAACATTTACACTACATCTTACTTCAACAACTGGAAGTTATGGCGGTTATGATGTAAATTGTAAAGCGGCATTTTAATGTAATTAAGAATAAAAGCGAAAATCTGTATAGCACAAATTAAACACAATTTATTAAAAACACTAATATTCATGGGATAATTTGAACCTTGTGTATTTTATATAACTAATGAGTAATATGGTAAGGAAGTGCTTTTTAGGTATTAAAAATGTTTCAACTATAGGAGAGTGATTTATAAATGGATACGCAAGCAGTAACCCAGCTAATAACAAATTTAGGATTTCCTATTGTTTGTTGTTTGGCTTTAGGATATTTTATTTGGAAGTTTTCTAATAAACTCAATGATGATTCGATCAGTCGTGAAAATAGATTGATGGATTATTTCGATAAACAGAATGCAGTTTTAACCACCATGAGTAATAACATGGAAAAGATGAGTACAACTCTCGATGGTATGAACCAACGACTTACAATAGTGGAAAGCAAGGTGGAAGATAAGATACAGGGGATATAAAATTCAGACCTATCAAATTTAATACAATAAGTCCAGAAATTCAATACTAATGCGGCTTTCTGGACTTGTCTGTATTTTATATAATATTGGTAAAAAGGATAATCAGACAGTAAGATGTGATGAATGTCAGCATAAGCATTGGAATGAATATAACGCTATGAAACAGAGAGAATATTATAAAAAGCGAAAATCTGTATAGCACAAATCAAACACAATTTATTAAATAATGTACTATTCATGCGATATTTTAAGAGTTTGACCTTCCCTCTATATATACAGTATGGAAAGTATAAAAACAAAGAATGTGAAGTGCACAAATTAAAATTTTATACAATTTAAGCTCTTGAAAAACCTATGCTATTTCTATGCCGATTGGAATCATACTTAAATTTGTAATATGATAGGTAAGGATAATCAAACAGTGCGTTGTGATGAATGTCAACATAAAAGAGATATTAAACGTAGAAATCAATGGAGAGATGAATGGAGAAAACGTAAGAAAAGTTAAATTGGAATACGTAACAAATTAAACACAATTTATTAAATAATGTACTATTCATGAGAGATTTTAAGGTTTTTATGTGTACAGCTATATATACAGTATGGAAAGAGTAAAATATTAAATCATTTTATCTTTACCTATCCCCTACCCCTTGTGGGACAGTAAGATGTAATGAATGTCAACATAAAAATTTACAAAAATTGTGGAGAGAGTCAAAGCGTAGACAAAGAATGTCCTAAGCACAAATTAAAAGTTAAATATTAAATAATCTAATATTCATGCGATATTTTATATGTGTGTTATTTTACATATATATGAATACAATAATATTAAAACACAATAGATTGTATTTGCTTTAAATACAAAATTTTACCTATCCCCTACCCCTTGTGGGTAGGTTACGATATAAATACAATAACAAGATTAGCATTACCCTGTTTTAAGGTAGTGCTTTTTCTATATACACACAAATATAAACAATGGGATGATATTCAATAACTAAATTCTATTTAGGGATTGAGTACATAACAGGAAAGAGGTTTAACTTATGAAAGAAAATACAAATGAGAATGAAGAAACAGTTACTATGTCAAAAACCGATTATGCGAAAGCAATACAAAGTGCCGAAGATAAACTTCGTACTTCTTATTCTGCAAAGATTAAAGAAATGGAATCAAAATTACCACATGAGAAATCAGATGCAGAAAAGGATTATGAAACACGTTTAGCGGCACTTGAAGCAAAAGAAAAGAAAATGGCATTGCAGGAATCGCTTGCAAATAAGAAACTTGATAATTCTTTTGCTGAATATTTAAGAGATGATGTGGACGTTGAAAAGTTTGGTACTGCTATTGACAATCTTGTAAAAACAAAGTTAGCGGAAACAGGATTTAAACCTTCTGGACACAGCACTAATACAGAAATCTCTAAAGATCAGTGGAAGAAAATGACTTATTCACAAAAGCAAGAGTTTTACAACTCTAACCCTGAACTTGCCAAAAAATTTATGGGAATGTAACCGCCTTTGCAGAATTCTGCAAAGGCGGTAAAACAAACAATTTTAACAATAAGAAAGATGAGGTAAAAATATATGGCTAATTTATTTATTCCAGAGATATTTAGTGAAGCAATCAATGAAAAACTCGGTACGACTCTTAAATGGGGTTCTGTTGCGGTAGACGCAACGTCTATGGTGCCGGAAATTAAAAGTTATGGTGATACAGTCCATTTTCCAAAACTTAAGAGAACAGCAGTTATTACTACTCCTGTAAAGGGTACTGCTATGACTCCTGCTGAACTTGATATGAGCGACAGCACAGCAACTATTAAATATATTGCTTCTCCATTCCGTGTCTATGATATTGATAAAGCACAGGTTAAAGGTGATGTGCAGAATCGTGTCATTGAACAGATTAGTGATGCAATGGCAAAACAGATTGATATTGACCTTGCAATAGAAGCTGATACTTCTGTATTTAAGACCGCAACAGCCGCAGTAGATAATATTACTTCCGCAGAACTTCAGTTGGGTTTTGATAATTTCGGCGATAATGTTGATACAGATACATTTGCCGCTATTGTTATTAATCCTCGTTTGCGTTCTAAGTTTGCAGGTATGCCAGAATTTGTTAATACTGCCCTTACTTATCAGACCAATGGTAATGGACTTGTCAAGAATGGTGTTATCGGTCACTATTTTGGTGTGCCGGTTATTTGTACTGCAAATGGTACTTATGACAGCACTAAATTAGAGTGCAAGACCTATATTGTAAAGAAAAATGTACTTTCTTATGTATTCCAGAAAAACATTACATATACAGAAGGATATAATCCGCTTCTTCTTGCAACGGATATTTCTGCTTCTTCCTTGTATGCTGTAAAACTTTTGGATGATACAGGCATTGTAGTACTTCGCAAGACAGTTGCATGAGCAAGAACGCAAAATTGCGTTGATGTAAATAAATAATTTTTATAAAGGTCGGAGTGTCAATAGATGCTCCGGCTTTTTCTATATCTACTTGAAAACAGCAGGTATAGAAAAGGGAAGTAATTAAAATTACTACCTTTATATTCAATGAAAGAGGTGTATTTCAAACGTGATAACAGGAAAGCAATTCAAAGAGATAAGAGAATACAAAGGGCTGTCCTTGCGTGACGTTGCAAAATTTTGTGACGTATCTCCGCAGTTGATAGGACAAATAGAACAGGGCAAAAAGATTTTTACTGATAACAATTATCAGCAGATTATTGATGCCATGAACCTTGCAACAGTAGCAAAGTCCAATGGTGAACTTATAAAGAAAAATTATAAATGAAATCAAAGGAGGAATTAAACAATGATGTATTTTAGGGTATTACAGGTAGAAGGGAGTAATGATCGCAAATAGTGAATCCTATGGGAGATAGTTTTATCGTTTGAACCAACATAAAATAATCTTGCAAAAAGCAAGAAATGAAAAAAGAATTATTAGATAAATTTCCAACATGGTATAGGGATATTGATAAGGACAAAAATTACTTAGTTTTATCAAATGACTTTGACAGCTATTATTCATGTGTGATACTTCATCAAATGTTTGGAGTACAAATAGGCGGTTACTTTTCATTAAATGATGGATTATATTTAAATCCAGAACGCACAGCAGGAAAAGAACCTATCTATGTTGATTTATCTATTACAAAGGGTAAATGTTTTGATAATCATATGACATTTATTAAAAATCCAGAATGTATTAACCCTAATATTATTACAACGGATTATTACCAAAAATATAATGGCAGTACATTATCATTTCTAATTGCCTTGTATGGCAGGGATTTATCTACATACAGTAACAAGCAATTAATGACAATGATAGTTATTGATGGATGGGACGCTGGATGGTACAAATATAACGGAGATTTTAGAGGTTCTTTAATTAATTGGATGAAACTATTTGAAGTAGACAAATACTTATTGCCAATATTACAGGAACATAAAGAAAGACAATATTTCTTTGATTTTACTGACAAATACCATTTAGATAAACATATTACTATGCAGGATAATCATTTGCATTGTAATGTAAAAACACATATTCCCACTTGTGAATTTGAATTGGTATATAAAACAACCCGCTCATTTTTGAGCGAAAGTACAGTCAAAAATATTTACAGTAATAATGCTGATTCGATTATAACAACAGCGGAAACATTCAGAAATCAATATTCAATTTGTAGAAAGGCAGTATGATATTATGAAAAATCAGACACAAGAAGAAATTACAGCATCAATTAGAGAGAGGTTTATTATCGTTTATAGTTGTCGGAAGATGCTCTATCTAA